GCTAAAGAAGCCGCCTATATTGTCCGTGAGGTTGTTAGCCGCTGTGTATACCTGTTCGCTGGTGCTGTACATTGTTACTCCTTTCGGTTGGTGTACTATTATAATATAGCAATCGTGCACAGTTGTCAAGTACATATTTTCAAGTGGATTATGCGGCTTTATGTAGGAAATATGGAGAACATAAACAGCTATTGCAAAGTGGTACATAGTGGCGTATATTGTAATTGCGCCGAAGGGAAGGCGCTAGAATACAACAGAAAGGGACGAAAATGAAACTCCGCAACATGAGCGCCACCGTTGACCATGTGGCATCTATCACGCTAAGGCTTGAGAATGGCGAGAACTTGCAACTTGAAAATGCCTATGTTCTCACCTCGTATGCGTCGCGTGTGGCTGTGTTCTGCAAGATGCGTTGCTATCTGCTTCCGCGCTATGACTACAGCGTAACCACGTGGAAGCATGTACATGCGTTCATCAATGATTTTTGCGACTGCGTACCCGACATGAGCGCCGCCGATATTCGCGCGACGGCGAAAGGTGCGGACGATGATAGCCCGTATTGGTTTGCTGCGGGCATTGTTGAGGGAATCGCGCCCGAATACTGCAATTGCGAGGGTTGCGTCAATTTCCCGTGTGTCGGGGTGTGCGGGCTTGCTGAACGGGTTGAGCGCTACTAACTGTGTAGGTTTTGTGTAGCGGCTTGCAAGTGGGTTTTAATGCTTGACAAGCCGCACCGAAAGGCGTACTATATGAGTTGCCATTAAGGTACACAACAGAAAGGATTTATCATGTCACGCAACACGATTCAGAAGAAGTTCACTAGCACGGAGGTGCGCGGGTACGTTATCAAGGACGGTCATCCCGTGCAGGTTGCCTATCAGCTTGACAAGAAGTGCGGACTGAACACCGCGCAGGCGCTCATTCGCAAGCAGGAGCCTAGTTTTGCAGCCGTTGAGGTTGTGGAGCATGAGCAGCTTTACAAGATGACTTTTGAGGACTTCAAGCAGTACGGCACCCCTTGCGACGCGACAGAAGCGGACGAGGACTAACACGGTAGAGCGGGCGGCGAAAACGCCGCCCATGAACGAAAGGAAAAAGACATGGAGAACACCGAACTTACGACCATCACGAACGACGCGCCCGACATGGTTAAGGGCATGTACTGCTCAATCCATGCGGAGACGCAAGAGGACAGGCTGGACATTTACGAGGCTGTTTCTAACTCCCTCTCCCTCGATGACATGGTGGGGAAGGTCGTGGAGGTTGAGAACGTCATTATTCAGCCCGTGGAAATGACCGACAATGCGACGGGTGAGATTATGCAGCGCAATCGCATCGTGCTTATCACCCCGAAGGGCGATGCCTACGGATGCACCAGCACGGGCGTTGAAACCTCGATGAAGAACCTTTTCAGCATCGTAGGTTGCCCGCCGTGGAATCCCGCGATCAAGTTCGAAGTTGTGAAGAAGCAGGGGCGCAACGGGTACAAGTTCACCAGCTTGCAGCGCCACAAGTAAACACCCCGAAGCAGAGCGGAACGCGAGGGCGGGCGAAATGCCCGCCCTTTCTGTTAAGGAGGTGAGCCGATGACCAAGGCTAACGAGAACGCCCGCGCCCGTGTTGCGGATGCAGAACGGAGGGCGCGGCGCAAAATCAAGAGATTGCAGAACAAGGGCGTAAGGACGGGCAGCGTAGAGCCGTTCAGGACGGTTGACCCGTCGAACACGAGGGCGCTAAACTCATACGCCAACCAGTTGGAAAAGTTCATATCACGTTCGACCCGTTTCGTTGCGGGGCGCGACGGCACCCCGATACCGTACACGGCTTATAGGGATTACAAACGGCTTGAAAGGCAATGGAACAGGGAACATAATATATACTGGCAGAAGTTCGCCGCGCATCCGTTCCTGACTGCCTACGGCGAGAGCGATACCACATTGGGGATGCGTTCGGCTATGGCTCATGTTAAGGGCTTGCCGTTCGGAAACATAGACTATCAGCGCCAACTACTCCCCGAGCAGATACGCAGCGAAGCGGATTTGCGGAAGCGAGCGCAGATTTTGAAGCGCGAACTATCCCCGACGTACCAGCGCAAGCGGATAACACAGCTTCGCAAGAACCTTTTGGAACACGCCGCGACGTTCAACGACCCGCGAATACCAAACATGATTAGGAAGTTGAGCAACGAACAACTGTTTGCGTTGCAGAACTTCACAAACTTTGTTCCCCTTTATTACAGATACATAAACACCGACCGCGATAACGTGATGGGCGCACAGGCTGACGCTATGGACGATGAAGCGCAGAAAGAGCATATGATACTGACCATTCAACAGGTTCAGAACCAGTACCCCAAGAAGCAGACCGGAAAACGCAAGCGTAAAAGCAAAAAACGTAGGTAGCTATGGAGTACGCCGCAGACTTCGAGACAACCACAGATATAAATGATTGTCGCGTTTGGGCGTGGTGCGTGTGCGAGATTGACAACCCCGACGCACTAAGCTATGGCACGGACATTGCCACGTTTCTTGATTTCTGCAAGGTTCACGGCGGTACATATTATTTCCACAATGCTGCATTTGATTGCGAGTTCATTATATGGTACCTGCTGACCAACGGATTTGAGTACAGCGAAAAGGCGAGGACAAAGACTTTCAAAACGCTCATATCAAACATGGGAAAGTTCTATCAGATGAAGGTGTGCTTTGAGAAGAAGGGCAAGAAGAAAGCGCTAACCTGCACATTCAAAGACAGCTTGAAGAAACTCCCCATGAAGGTATCGCAGATTGCAAAGGCTTTCGACCTCCCCATATCCAAGTTGGAGATTGACTATACGGAGTACCGCCCCATGGGTCACGAGTTGACAGCGCAGGAACGAGACTACATCAGGAACGACGTTCAGATTGTCGCTAGGGCGCTGCATCAGCAGTTCGGCAAGGGGCTTGACAGACTTACCATCGGAAGCGACGCGCTCAACGGGTACAAGGACATAATAGGCTCGAAGTGGGATGACTGGTTCCCTAAGATTCATCTGGAAATGGACGCGATGATACGCAAGGCGTATCGCGGCGGCTACACATACGCGAACCCTAGGTTTCAGGCTGACGAGGAACACGAGGACAGGTTGCAGGGCTACGGGGCTGCGTTTGACGTTAACTCGTTGTACCCCGACGTTATGTACAACAGACCGTTGCCAATCGGGCAGCCGATATATTTCCACGGAGAGTACAAGGACAACCCCCAATATCCCCTGTACATTCAATTCCTCACCTGCCATTGCAAGTTGAAGCCCGACCACCTCCCCACGTTGCAGATTAAGAACAACCCGTTCTACTCCGAAACGGAGTACATCCATGACACGGAGGGAACAGTTGAGTTGGCTTTGACCAACATAGACTTGGAAATACTCATGCAGCAGTACGACGTGACGGTGTTTTCGTACAACGGCGGGTACATGTTTGAGCAAGCCACTGGGCTGTTCAAAGATTACATAGACTATTGGATGCACATTAAAGAAACTACCACGGGCGGTTTGCGACAGCTTGCGAAGCTCATGTTGAACTCACTTTATGGCAAGTTCGCCACGAACCCCGACGTTACGCCTAAACTGCCTTACTTGAAAGAGGACGGTTCAGTTGGGTACAGATTGGGAGAGAAAGAGACGCGCGACCCCGTGTACACGCCTATGGGTTGCTTTATTACCGCATGGGCTAGGTACAAGACCATCAATGCAGCGCAAAGCGTATACGATAGGTTCATGTACTGTGACACGGACAGCATACACATTTGCGGCACAGACATTCCCGAGGGTTTGGAGGTGCATCCTACACGTTTGGGCGCGTGGAAGCATGAGAGCAATTTCAGCATGGCTAAATATATCAGGGCTAAGACGTACATGGAGAGAATCTATCAGGTTGGCAAGATGGTTGATGGCGAATACAGGATGGTTGACGTTCAGCCGTTCGATGACGTTAAGTGCGCTGGTATGCCAGAGGAGTTGAAGCGCATGGTGACGTTCGACAGTTTCAAGAGGGGCTTGCAGCTTCACGGGAAGTTGAAGCCAAGGCACGTTAGGGGTGGTATAGTGCTCGAACCCATAACGTTCACGCTCACCTGATAGGAGGTACAGCAATGATTGAGCGCAGTTTCAGGATTGACGAATCCATGTACGAGCAGTTGAAGGAGATTGGCGAGAGGGAGAACCTGCCCATATCGTATCTGGTGCGCGTCGCGATCTCGCAGTTTTTGAACGCCTACTCCGATTCGATTGATCTGGTGAAAATGAACGCGAGTGCTTGACAGTGCTTGCGAAGTGGGTTATGTTGGCTATGGTGATACCCAATCCGTCTGGACGATGACCGATGCGGGGTTGCTACGGGTGATACCGCCCGCACGAGTGCGAGCCGCATTAGCAGCGGCGGCGTTTCGGGAATGGCAATATCACCAGCACAGTCAGCCCTCGCCACGGTCACAACCAGATGGCGGGGGCTATTTTGTTGGAAGGAGAAGAACATGAACCTAGAGGATTTGCTCGCTTGGCTCCGTGAGAGGATGGAGGATGGCGAGTACGCGACCGCAGAGACGTTCCTCACGGACATGGCTAAGCGGGGAGCGGATGCCGACGAGTACCGAAGTTCTGCGGAAGCCCGCATGAGCGAGTATGCGTCGAACGAGGAAGCCATGAAGGCTGACATTCAGAGTTTGAAGGCTCGCAACTATGACCTGCTGATGCAGATTCCCGCCGACAACAGCGGGGACAACGACGGTGACGGTGTTGTCGTTGAGGACGTGGACGATGACGGCACCGTGTACCACATCGACAACCTTTTCACCGATGACAAGGAGGACAGCAACAATGGCAACTAAGACTATCAAGACGCTGAACGCGACGAACGCGCAGATTTTGAACGCGATTCGCACCGATGCTTCGTTCGCGTACCAGCAGCGCATTCCTGCTGCGACGCAGGGTGACATTACCGAGACGGTGAACAACCTGATCGAATACCGCCCGATGATGAACGAGTTCATCGACGCGCTTGTGAACCGCATCGGAGACGTCGTCATCAAGAGCAAGGTTTGGACTAACCCGCTCGCGCAGTTCAAGCGCGGCATGATGCAGTACGGCGAGACTATCGAGGAACTTGCCACCACGCTGATTCAGGCTAAGCGCTACGACCCGAACAAGTGCTATGATGACGTGTTCGCTTGCCACGCGCCCGACGTTATGAGCAACTTTCACAGCATCAACCGTCAGGACTACTACGAGTTGACCGTCAACGACATGCTTCTGCGTCGTGCGTTCCTGAACGACTACGGGCTGCAAGACCTCGTGGGGCGCATCATGGAAACGCCGTACACGTCCGACTACTGGGACGAGTACCTTATCATGCGCAACCTTTTCGCAGAGTGCGAGCGAATCGACGGCTTCTACAAGGTGAACGTTCCCGATGCTTCGGCTGCGTCCACCCGTGCGGAGAAGCAGGACGATGCTATGGCGATTACGGAAGCCGTGCGCTCGATGGCGGGCAAGATGCGCTTTCTTTCTGGACAGTACAACGCCGCAGGTGCGCCGACGTTCACGAACAACAACGACCTTGTTCTGTTCGCAACTCCCGAGTTCGTGGCTATGCTCGACGTTAACGTTATCGCGTTCGCGTTCAACGCATCCGCAGCCGACTTCAAGATGCGCGTTATCGAGATTGACGATTTCGGCATCGACGGTTGCCAAGCCATTCTGTGCGACCGCGATTTCTTCATGTGTGCGGACACGCTTATCGACTTCGAGAGCATCCGCAATCCCAAGGCGATTTCGTGGAACTACTGGCTGCATCACCACGGCATCTATTCCGTGTCCCGTTTCGTGAACGCAGTCATGTTCACCACGGAAG